AACAGCACGTGCTAGTGGTTCTGGTTATACAGTAACTCCTGGTATGTCAACAGCTACTGGTGAAGCCTTAGGTGATGCGACTACGAATGCGTTTTCAGAAATGGCTTTCTCAATCGAAAAAGTTTCTGTAACTGCAAAATCACGTGCATTGAAAGCTGAATACACAATGGAACTTGCACAAGACCTTAAAGCTATCCATGGTTTGGACGCTGAAACGGAATTGAGCAACATTCTTTCTGCTGAAATTCTAGCTGAAATAAATCGTGAAGTTGTTCGTACAATTAACTATACTGCTACCGCTGGCGCTCAAAGTAACGTCAACACAGCAGGTACTTTTGACTTAGACGTAGATGCAAATGGCAGATGGTCTGTTGAACGTTTTAAAGGATTGATTTTCCAATTAGAACGTGAAGCCAATCAAATTGCTAAATCTACTCGTAGAGGTAAAGGTAACGTCTTAATTTGTGGTTCTGATGTAGCATCAGCATTACAAATGGCTGGCGTTTTAGACTACACTCCTGCATTAAGTGCTGGATTAAACGTAGATGATACTGGTAATACTTTTGCTGGTGTTCTTAACGGACGTACTAAAGTCTATGTTGACCCTTATTTCTCAACAGCATCTGGTAAGCAGTATGCAACAGTTGGCTACAAAGGCTCAAGTGCTTTTGATGCTGGACTATTCTACTGCCCATACGTTCCATTGCAAATGGTTCGTGCAGTTGGCGAGAATACTTTCCAACCAAAAATTGGATTCAAAACTCGTTACGGAATGGTTGCAAATCCGTTTGCTACCTCTGATGCAGATGGTGCATTAACTTCACAATCGAAGAACTTGTACTATCGTTTAGTTATCATTTCAAACTTAATGTAATTTATAAAAATTATAAGCATTTAAGTTTAAGGGGAACTCAGTTCCCCTTTTTTTATGTTTGAATCATTATAAATAGTAGTATGGCAAGAATAAGCAAACTAGGTACAAACACATTAAATGAATCAGCCCTGTCTGGTAATCTCAACTTTCTATCACCGATAGGATTTAGATTTCAGTTGCAGAGGGCACCTAATGTAGAGTACTTTTGTCAAGCTATTACTCTGCCAACAATGTCAATTAATGAAATTCAACAAACAAGTGCTTTTGTCAATATACCAAGACCTGGTGATAAAGTTACATATGCTGAAATGTCTATGCGATTTCGCATAGATGAAGATATGTTAAATTATCTCGAAATACATGACTGGATTGAGGCATTAGGGCACCCAGACGATTTATCGCAATATAAGAATCTCAATCCTATGACACCAGGTGCGAGAAGTGAAGGATTTCAAGATGAAGTAGTATCTGATGGTTCAGTAATAGTACTTTCATCTAATAATAATGCAAATATTCGTATTGCTTTTCAAGATATGTTCCCATTATCACTCGCTCCTATTACCTTTGATACAACAATTACAGAAATAGAATATTTAGAGGCCGAATGCTCATTTCAATATAAGAAATTTACAATAGAAAAACTATAAAAAAGACTTGACACAATACCATATCCGTAGTATAATTAATCTTGTAATGATTAAGAAGAATAGTACATAGGTATACCATATATGAAGATTGAAGAAGTTGTTGATTTATATCAAAAGGATTGTAAGATAGATGAGACTGAACTGTCAAGGGAGAGTTTAAATACACCAATCCTACATGGTAAGTATTTAAAGATATACTCAGAAGAAAGACTGAAGTTAAGGTCCTTTAAAATTAAAAGAGATGAATTAACATCAAAACTAATGGACTATTATAAAGGTGATTTAAATAATCCAGAGGACTTAGAAGAAATAGGTCGAGAGCCATGGCCTAAGAAGGTATTAAAACAAGATTTACGTTATTATATAGAATCAGATAAAGAGATGGTCGACATTAATATCAAAGTGGCCTATCAAGAAGAATTGGTAGATGTATGCCAAGAAATAATAAAAAATATAAACAATAGGGGATTTGTGATAAAGAATAGTATAGATTTTATTCGTTTTACTATGGGTGGTTAATTTGAATATATTATGGTGTCCTCAGTCGAGGTTCAATGAGTCGAAACTGGGAATGGAATTTACACGGAAATTGGGAACCTAATACTTTGCAAATTAAAAAGGTTAATGAGGTTCATATGAAAATTGAGGCAGAACCTGTCATCAAACAAGAACTGTCAGATTTTTTCACGTTTGTAGTTCCTAATGCAAGATTTACTCCTGCGTATAAGTCTCGTATGTGGGATGGAAAAATACGTCTGTTTGATAATAGAACAAGTAGATTATATTTAGGTCTGTTTCCATATGTAGAACATTTTGCACGTGAAAGAAATTATACAATCACTAAAGAAGATGATGTAGGAGTACAAGAAGAATTTTCAGTCATTGAGGCCAAAGAGTTTGTTGAAAGTTTAAAACTACCACATACGATTCGTGATTATCAATTAGATTCTTTTATACATTGTATAAGAAACAATAGGTCTTTAATCGTTTCACCGACTGCATCAGGAAAATCTCTTATCATATACACGATATTAAATTGGTATGCAGATGCAAGACTAGCAGACAAAGCATTAATCATTGTACCAACTATATCACTAGTACAGCAAATGGCAACTGATTTTGTAGAATATGGTTGTGAGAAAGACGAGATACATCAGATAACAGCAGGTGCAGATAAAGAAACGAATAAAAGAATAGTAATATCTACATGGCAATCTCTCCAGAAAATGCCATGGGAATATTTTCAACAATATGATACAGTAGTAGGAGATGAATGTCATCTATTTAAAGCTAAGTCATTGACAGAGATAATGACTAAACTTACGAATACAAAATATAGATTTGGATTTACTGGTACATTAGATGGTACACAAACACATAAATTAGTATTAGAAGGTTTATTTGGTAAAGTAAAGCAATTTGTCAAAACAAAAGATTTAATAGATAGAGAACAACTAGCTAATTTTAGAATAAAAGCATTACTACTTACATATACAGAGGAAGAAAGAAAATTAGTAAACAAGATGAAGTATCAAGACGAGATGGATTTTCTTGTCGGTTGTCAAAAAAGAAATCATTTTATACAGAATCTTGCGGTTTCATTAACAGGTAACACATTATTACTATTTCAATATGTAGAAAAGCATGGTAAAATTCTACATGATTTAATAACATCAAAAGCAGAAAAAGATAGAAAAGTCTTTTTTGTGTACGGAGGAACAGATGCAGACACCCGTGAACAGATACGTTCAATCACAGAACAAGAAAACAATGCAATCATCATCGCCAGCTACGGAACCTTCTCTACTGGTATTAATATTAGGAATCTTCATAATATCGTCTTTGGTAGCCCTTCTAAGTCTCGTATTCGCAATTTGCAGTCCATTGGTAGGGGTTTACGCTTGGGCGACAACAAAGAAAGAGCAACGTTGTTCGACATTGCAGACGACCTCAGATGGAAAAAAAGCCAAAATTATACCCTTTCCCACTTCATTGAAAGAATGAAATTATATCACGAGGAAGAGTTTGAGTGCAAACAATATACTATAAATATATAGAAGAACAACAAAAAAAGAGATTGACAAATGAGTAAACAACTGATATACTTAAAGTTAGTAAGTGGTGAAGATTTGATGGGTTTTGTTGAAGAAATTGATAACACTCATGTAAGAGTAACTAAACCTTTACGAGCAATGTTAATTGACAATATGAGAGGTTCATCTAGTGTAAGATTAGAACCATGGCTTATTGTTAATCGTATAGAAGACAGTTGTATTTTACATGAAAATAAAATTTTAACGTTTACAAAACCAGCACCAGAGTATATTGCATTTTATAAAGATGCAATAAGAAGTCTTGAAGAAAAAATTCAGTTTAAAGATATTCTAAGCAATTTTAAAGAAGACCAAATTGAGGACATCTTAGATGAGATTGACCATATACGTCAAGACCCAGATGCAGAATTAGACCAAGAACTTATGAGTTTAGAAGATGCACTTAGCGAATTGAAGTATAGAACAGCAAACACGAATTATATGAAGACGGTACATTAATAATGACAGAAAAGAAAAAAGCGAAGAAAAAAGAGCATTATGTAAACAATAAAGAATTTTTAGCGGCTATTACTATATTTAAAGAACAAGTAGAGTCAGCTAAGAGTGAGGGATTAGAAAGACCTAGAGTAAGTAATTATATAGGAGACTGTATAATGAAAATAGCGGTTCATCTATCTCATAAACCAAACTTCTCCAATTATACTTTTAAAGAAGAAATGATATGTGATGGTATAGAAAACTGTCTTACATACATTGACAACTTTAACCCAGAGAAGTCTCAAAACCCATTTGCGTATTTTACACAAATAATATATTATGCATTTCTTAGACGTATAGCAAAAGAAAAGAAACATCTATACACTAAGTATAAACTTACAGATGAAATGAACGTTACAGGACAAACTTCTGATAAACAAGAACATGAAGATGGAAAGAACTTTGATACGTCTGTTAAGTATAGTGAATGGTCGAAAGAATACGTAAGTACATTCATTGAAGAATTTGAAACAAAACAAAAGCTGAAAAGAAATAAGAATACTACTGGAGTAGATGTATTACTCCGTGAAGGTGAATAAATGAAAGCGGCCTTAATAACGGATACCCATTGGGGAATCCGAAATGATTCTGTTGTTTATCATAAATATTTTGATAAGTTTTATACAAATGTATTTTTTCCTTATTTAAAAGAACATGATATTAAAACAATATTTCATCTAGGTGATATTGTCGATAGACGTAAGTATATTAATTATGTTACGCTTAATGCGTTTAAAAACATTTTTATACAGCCTTGTATAGAGAATGATATAGACTTACACGTTATAGTCGGCAATCACGACATACCATATCGTAATACAAATGAAGTTAATGCAATGAAAGAATTATTCAATCATTGTTATCTTTATGATATGAAACCAAAAGACATTGAATTTGATGGTATGACGATAGCAATGTTACCATGGATTAACAATGGTAATTATGATGATATGATGAAATTTATAGCTGAAAGCAAGTCTCAAGTATTGTTTGGTCATCTTGAATTAGAAGGATTTCAAATGTATGCTGGTCAAATAACAAGTAGTGGAATGGATATTAAACCATTTGAGAAGTTTGACTTAGTTTGCTCAGGACATTATCATCATAGGTCAACAAAGGGTAACATATCATATCTTGGTTCACCATATGAATTAACATGGAATGATTATAATGATAGCAGAGGTTTTCATATATTTGATAGTGAAACAAGAGAAATAGAGTTTATTCCAAATCCTTATAAGATGTTTTATAAAGTCTGGTATGATGATACAGATAAAACACTAGAAGATTATACAAGCATGGATTTCTCTGATTATGCAGAAACTTCAGTTAAAGTAATAGTTAAGAATAAAAATAATCCATATTGGTTTGACATTATGATGGATAAGTTGTATAATAGTA